CGCCAAAGACTTTGGATATGTAAATGGGATTGATAGGGATTATTGGCGCAACCGCCTTAACAGGTTGCGTAGTAGCGGCATACAGCCCGTCTTATGGCTCGTTTCAGACGATTCTCCAGACGTTTATAAACTGGGTTTACAGAATCAGATTGATTACCAAAATAAAGTTGTTGATGCGGTTGACGATCTTGTTAGCCATTATGTGGTCTGTCTTGAGTGTGATGAGTATTACAGTGCTGAACAGGTTAACACTCTTGTAAAAGAGTTACGCAAAAAAGGAGTTAACAAACCTATTGGTGTTCACCTTACTCCGCACATGATTGCTGACCAGAATACCGAAAGATTGCAGGCTTATTACAAAAATGCAGATGTTATCTATCTACAAACAGGATGGGCAAAAGAAATAGGTGAAGCAGAATTCAGAAAAAGAATCGAGTACGCTCTTACGTTTGGAAAACCAGTTGTCGTATCAGAGTATGACAAAGAAGGAACGACAGCAGGAGCAAGAGCGTTTGGAAACATTGCTTGCTCGTATGCGGGAGTCGTCGGAACAGGAAATGGAAGAGGTAATACCGTCTGTGGGTCTTTGGTAGAAGACTCAAAAAAGAAAGACGAGTGGGATCGCATACAAGAGTTTGCTAAAAAGAATGAAGTAGAGTTAATAATGTTTTCTGTACTGTTGGTAGCCGCATACGATAAGTTTGGCTTTGATGAACCGCTACCATTTATGTTGAAGTATAACTTTAGCGATAATGGGTATAGCGTAATGCTATTGAAACCTATTACTGACGACTTGGATACAGGTGTAACTTACGATAACAACGGCAGGGTAATGCTGTTTGGGAACAAGAGGTTTTAAAAATGTGTGAAAACGCAGTCAAAAAAGCATTTGGTGGGGATGGTATGGCTTGGCGCAGAGAGCAAGAAGATGTACTGGCCCACGCTAAACAACTAGGTTATGACAGGGCTGGAGGCTCTATTATTTCTCCGACTGACAACAAGCAAGCTTGGGAATCTTGGCGGAATAGTTTTGTAAATTGGAAAAACAAAAACGTAGCACTTGAGCCAGAGGGCAAAGCGTTTTGGCAACAGGGTTCCGCTTCTGCACCTAGCGCACCTAGCGCACCGCTTGCGCGTGTTGAGGTTGGGCCTTCCCCTATTCAAGAAGCCGCTCAACGAAACGTATATTTCCCAATGCTAGTGCCAGAATATTCAGCGCCTCAAGCCCTTGATTACTCTGCATATACAGGCATGAGTCCGTTTGGCGGTCAGGGTGGATTGTTATATCAACCAGGAACACAACAGTATCGTGAAGCATTTCCAATAGCGAATAACATTCTAAGTTATCAGCCTCCGCAGTTAGGATTCCCGCAGGTTACATACTCTAATCCTATCGTGCTTAGTCTTATAGAAGAAGGATTAAGTGAGGGCGGTGGTGGTTCTCCAGAAACAACACCATCTGATGTGGGAGGTGACCAGCGTGGCGGAAGATACGGCGACCCAGACACACCGTTAGCGGAGTCACAGAGAGCGGCGGCTATGGCCTCAGCAATTAGCAAACAACAGGATAGGTATTCAAAACTTGCAAATGTGGCAGAAGTGTACGGAGACCCCGGCGGGGCTGGCGCAAGCGGTGATTTTGGCGACCCCGGTGTTGCGGCAGGCGAACACGTTGGATAATTAAGAGGAACATAATATGATTCGCCCTATGGTTACAGGCGACCTTAACAAAGTGGTAGCGTTAGCAAAGGAGATGCACGCAGAAGGAAACTACAAGGACATACCGTTTCATACAGAACAGTTTGTCAGCACAATATCTGGGTGTATGAGAAATGGTTTTGCTTGGGTAGGAGAGAAGGATGGAAAAGTTGTTGCAGGATTTCTTGCCGATATATCGGAATACATATTCTCTAAAGAAAAAATGACTTGTGATTACGGTATCTTTACTAGCAAAGAATACAGAAAGACTAGGCTTGCCCTTCAATTGATAAAGAAATACATAGAGTGGGCCAAGTCACAAGGAGTAAGAGAGATTAGCATTGGTGTTAGCAATGGTCACGAATCAGATGGTCTTGGTAAATTTTTAGAAAAAAGACTTGGGTTTAAACAAACAGGTAAAGCATACAAACTGAGGAATTAATTATGTGTTTAGGCGGAAACCAAACCAGTACGTCAGCAACTAGTTTTAGTAGCGAAACAGGCCCGTGGTCGCCACAGGTTCCTTACATTCTCGGTGGTTTTCAGAAAGCCAAAGAACTGTATGAGCAAGGCCCACCTGATTACTACCCCGGTGAAACACTAGCAGGTTTTGATCCAGCACAAACTTTTGCACAAGAAGCAATTATAGATTACGCAAGAGGCCCACGCGCCGCAGGTATGCAGGCTGGTGCAGAAGCAAGTTTAATGCAGGGACTAAGCGGAAAGATTGATTCATCTGCTTATGATCCAATGGCGCAGGCTTATGCACAAGATGTAATCGGAAATTTGCAGGCAAATATTCTGCCAGGAATTAGACAGCAACAAGTTATGTATCAGCCTGGCGGCTCAAGCCGTGCCGCACTACAACAAAACAAAGCAGTGGCAGACGCAGTTAAATCTGGCATGACTACTCCTTTGGCGCAAATGTATACCAACGCATACAACCAAGCGCAACAGAGAGCGGTGCAATCTGGATCATTGTATCCAAGCATTATGGGCGCACCATTATCTATGTATGGCGCTATTGCTGACATAGGCGCACAACGTAGAGCAATGACTCAAGAAGCAATGAACAGAGATCAGGCTCGATATGCTTACGAAGCGGCGGCTCCGATGAACGCATTGCAAAACTATATGTCTATGATTACTGGAAACTACGGTAGCACTTCTAGCGGTGGTTCATCTACTACCAGCACTGTTCCAAATAACTCTGGTATGCAATTGTTAGGTACTCTTGGCTCTGCTCTTATTACTGGGGCTGTAGGTTCAGATCGAAGAATAAAAGAAAATATAGTTTCTGAAGGTACTAAGTGGAAAGGTCTTGATGTTTATACTTACAACTACATTGGTGATGACCGTAGATGTAGGGGTGTAATGGCACAGGATGTTGAGGTTCTTTATCCTCATGCCGTTACTGAAATTGACGGAGTTAAACACGTTTATTACGGTGCAATTTAATGATTAATGATTGGTGGAAAAATTTAACTACTTCATCGCCTATTGGTGGAATTGGTGGTCATAGGGCTGTTGGTGTAATGCCAAATCCGATTGCACCTTCCGTTCCACAAGTGCCTCAATTTATCCCCGGCGATTCTGGAAACTATGCGCAACCTATGCAACCATTTGGAATTGGAATGGGGGGTGGTGCAGATGTAATGCCTGTTGATTCTTTTACTTTAAAATTTCCTGTTATTGGAACCCCTGCTCATGGAAACATATTTGGCGGCGGCGCAAACATATCAGAAGAAGGTGCTATGTCTTGGTGGGATAAATTGAAATCTAATATAGACAAAGACTTTCTTAGCGCGGCTTTAGGCTCTCTTGGTGACATGGGTGGTAGCCCTTCCCGCAGTGGCGGCGGAGGAGGAGGAGGAGGCGGTGCAAGAGTAGGCGGTAATGTAAAGCCTACTGGACTTATGTCTCCCACTCTTCCAGATATTCCAGCCCAAGCGCCAAACCCAGGATTTTATACCTTACTACCGCGTCAACAGAAAGACAGATACAGCGGAGGCTTTTAATGGATTTAATGGAATTACTGCGCCGTATGCAAGCGCCTGCTGTTGATACTGAAACAGGTTACTATGATACTTATCAACCTCCAAAAGTAAAAAAGGTAATCAAAGAAACAGAGGGTCAACCAACTACTGTTACAACTACAGTAGAAGATTCTGGTCGTAAGTTTTTTCAATTACCTCCAGCATCTAGCGTTAGGTCTTTTCCTGATAGATTTATTCCAGAGTTACCATCGATGAGCATGGAAAGAAACCCATCTCTTGAGGAGGCTTGGCGTAGTAGAGGAAGGCCGCCAATTATGGCAGGCAATCCAACTAATAGATTGTTGCCGCGATTAGTTAAAACAGATGGTGAGTGGTCTATTGATAGCCAGTATAAGGGGCCGGGATCATTTGGAATTACAAACATTCTTAGCAGAGAGGCTACACCAGTTTCTATTGATGGTGAAACTTTTATAGGCAAATCATTTCCATCTGTAAGTATGCCTAGAATTCTACCAGCGGGTAGAGGTGTGTCTGCATTGGAAGGCCCAGAGAGTGGAAGTATCCCACCATACGGACCGTCTGGCCCAAGCCCAGCGGAAGAGGCTGGAGTTGATCTTAGTTATTTAAATCCACAGAGGGCTGTCAGTCCAGAGCAAAAGTTAGAGAGAATCGCAGGTCTTTTGCCAGACATTAACATAGCAACTCTAGATATGCCAGTCGCATCTATTGATTCTATCAGCGATGCTGTATCTGGTTTTCTTGGTGGGCAACAAGTTGACGAGGAGCCAATTCTTATCGGCCCTCAAGATCAGGGCGCAGGATTTGCTGTAACTACTCAGGGTATGCCGACCCGCGAGGAACTGGATAATATGTATCCATCAAATGTTTCAGTAATGGAGGATGCTGTTCCAGTCGAAACTAAAGCGCCTACTGAAACTGCAACGACTTCTGAAACTACAGCGCCTACTTCCGCAACAGGAGTGGCAACCACTGGAGAGCAAACAAATTCTGGAATAGGAAAGCCACGACCAGACTATAACGCTGAAGTTAGATCAGATAGGGAATTGGTTAACAAGTACCAGATTCTTGAGTCAATGTATGGTAAGTATGCCCGTGATCCGAAGGCTCGCAAACAACAGTACTTAGATGAGATTAGCAAGATATACCGCAACGCGATGATACTAAACGCTATTGCTCAGTTTACTGGTGGCAAGTCTCAGGCCGCTATGTATGTCAAGATGGCTACGGAAAAACTAGATGTCATAGAAAAGTTTGACCAAGAAGAAAGGATGCAAGGTCTTTGGAAGGATGTATTCTTTGACCAGAATGGTGAGTTCAGATCGCCAGGAACTTGGGAAGAAACTTACAACGCAGTGATTAAACTTGGTGGAACACCAGAGGAAGCAAAGGAACTTGCTGACACTACGTTTGGTAAAGATGGAGGTAAAGATAGAAAACCAGCCGCAGTAAAAACATATGAATACTGGGCTGGTATGTTAGAAGATACAGAAAAGGAAAAAGCGGCTAAGTTGGCTTTTGGGTTGGCGAATAGATTTATAGACAGACCGCCAACAGCGTCAGAAGATAGACAACTTCTCTCTGAGTTGATTAAACTGAAAAGCGAGGATGTTGGAATAGACCGTGCTGAATTAGACCAAATGATTATTGATATAACCAACAGAATAAGGGCTAGAATAAACCTTCCTCCTCTTACACAACAAGAACAGACCGAGGAAAAGACTCAAGGTTGGTTGTCTAAATTCATATCAAACTTTGCAGACTCTGCAACTGGTCAAGCAAAGGAAGCATCTGTTACTCAACAGAATGAAGGAACTCGGGAGCAATATGAAGCAAGGGTTAGGAAGAGATATCCAAACGCATCTGAAGAAGATATACAGGCTACAGTAAACGCGAAGTATCCGAATGGCTAAAATTTTAGATATGTCTGAAGGCGGAACCGTTCTCGACATGAGCGATTCCGATGTCCAACCCACACAAAGAAAAAAGAGATGGGAGATTATGTGGGATGCCGCAAGAATAGGATTTAAAGATACTATTCGCGGACTCCAGCAGATTTCTGGCATTAATGAGGATGATTTGGCTCAAGAGCAAAATTATCTTGATGAACTATTGGCCGATCCTGAGTACGGGAATTGGGCAAAGGGTGCATACTTTACTGGTTTGATTGCCGATCCCGCTGGATGGTTGTTGCCGTTATCAAAACTTAGAACTGCTGGAAAGGTTGGGGAGTTAATACTTCCTGGCGTTGTTGGCGGAGGTATTGCAGGCGGTTTGAGTTATGTTCCAGAAGGTCAGAGTAGGGCGGAGACAGCGGCACTAGGCGCTGGTCTTGGAGCGGCTATTGGCCCTCTTGCAATGGGTGCTAAGAAAGCATACGAGCCTATTGGTGAGGTTGTGTGGAGTGCTATCAAGCAACCAGAGGGGGCTGGGGCTGTTGCTGGTGGTGGTCTTGGTCTTTACAACACAGACGATAACGCAACTATACCAGAGAAGATGGAGAACGCTGTACTTGGCGCTTTGATCGGAGGCTCCGTTGGTCTTGGAGGCAGGGGTATTAATACCGCTACTGATGGTGCGCTTGCTAGGGCTATCATCCCAGACTATGGATTGGTTGATGCTTGGATCAATGCAAGGTCAATGTTCAAAGGTGGAAGAAAGATTATTGCTGGTGAGTTTGAAAAAATAACCAGAGAGATGGCGGCTCTTCCAGCAGAACAACGCAAGGTTCTTTACGGTATGTTGACAGACCCAAATGCTCCGAGAGATCAGGCATTGGAAGGTTTGGCAACAGAAGCAAGAAACACCATAAACAAATACGGCAATGAACTTGTTGACTTGGGTGTTATAAGTCGGAAAAGGTTCGATGAGAATAGCGACACTTATATCCATCGAGTTTACAGTGATCCAGATAGACTAACTGGTGGTGCAAACTCTAGGATTTTAGTTGCTGGTGATGAACTTAAAATACGCGGTCATGTAAAAGATATGCCAGCATCAAAATGGGATGCTGGTCAAAGGCCAGATGACGCAGACGGTTGGGAAGAGTTAGCAAGAACACAGTATGCGACAGGCGGGAATACAGTAAAGGTAAGGAGAGACTGGACTCCAGAGGAGCGATCTCAAATGGGTGAAGTTACAGATGCCATGATCGCCTTTGATCGTACTGGCAAACTTCTAGCCAATGATGTTAGCGCATTAAAGTTTTTCAGAGAGATGGCTGATAATCCAGATGTTGCATCAGTAAATGCAACTGGCCGCCTTAATAAACAGGTTCCAAACAGTAGCGTTTATGGAGACCTAAAAGAAAAGTATGTAAGCAAGGAAACCTATAATGATCTGATGGCTATCAGAGAATTGAACGCCGCATCTAAGATCAAAAACTTTATGGAGCCTTACAGAAAGTTAAACAGGTTGTGGAAAGGTAGCAAGACTATTGCTAACCCAGCGGTACACTTCAATAACTTTATTTCTAACATTATCCACTTTGATTTTGGAAACGGGAAGGTAACAGACTTCTTCAAGGCTATTAAAGATATAAAGAAAAGCACTGATGATTTTATGCAGGCAGAACAGCGTGGTGTATTCGGTGGTTTCTTTGGTTCAGAGGTTGCTAGAGATGCCATGCCTTTGGTTGAGATGTATTCTGGAACAGCAAGAAACAATATGATGCTTGCTCGTGGTGGGATTAATTACGCCACAAAGGTAGCGCAGAAAACAAAGAATCTTACTTGGGATAAAGCCGCAAAACTATACAACCTAGAGGATCAAGTGTTCCGAATGGCGCTGTATAGGACGGAGCGTGACAGACTTATCAACTCTGGCATTGGCAGAGAAGAGGCTATGGACATGGCCGCAAGAAAGGCAAGGGAATGGTTCGTTGATTACGAAAGACGTAGCCCTGTGCTTGAGGCATTGAGAGAAGGGCCGCTACCATTTGCATCCTATATGTATGGTGTTGTACCAAAACTTGCGGAGACTGCGGCAAAGCGACCAATCAAATTTGCAAAGTGGGGATTGTTAGTATCAACCATAAACTCTCTTGGAGAGGAGGACGCAAAGCAAAGAAGCCTGCTTGATGAAGAATACCCAACGATGTTTGGTATTCCTGGTATGCCATCAACTATGGTTAAACTTCCAGAATCTATCAGTCCACAAACAAGAGATGATTGGTACCTGAACATAGGCAGGGTTCTTCCCGGCGGTAACATATTTGGAGTAGAACAAGATGCAACTGTCGGTAGAGTTCCTTATCTTCCAGAATCTTTGCAACCATCATTCGGGGCAGGAGGTGGTATATATGATGCGCTAACTGGTATCAACAGGTTCACTGGTCAGACTACCACAAGCATGGAACAAAGAGCCAGTGATCTTGCTAGACAGTTCATACCCAACTTACCAATAGCAGGCTTCCCTTCTTATTCTGGGGAGAAAATTGATAGAGCGTTGAGCGGTAAGTACAGCCCAACCAGAGATGTATACACCCCAACTGCGGCGAGACTAAGCGGCTTTGGAATAAAGGTTCAACCAGTAAGCACATCTAAATTGTTGAAGAGAAGGGCCGCAGGATTTGACGCTAGAGCAAGAGATATACAAGCAAGAAAAAGAAAGGCAATAAGAGATGCTAGGGATGGTCAAATAAGCGCGGAAGAAAAGAATAGAATAATTAAAGAACTAAACAAAGATTTAGTCGAACTAAACAAAGAGAGGCGTAGACGATGAAGGAAATACTAGCGGCGCTCATGCTTACGCAACTACCCATGCCTGATGATATGTATACCTTCGATGTGCCATTTCAACTGGCGTGTACTCCTAGTTTTACCAGCATGATGGAGCATCTTGAGAAAGACTACGGCGAAATACCTATGGTAATGAGCCACATGAGCGTTGACACAACCATTGTGTTATTCGTAAACAAAGAGCAAACAACGTCTACCCTCGTGGTTACACGAAGTAATAAGGATAGGGAAGAGGCTTGTATTCTTTGGGGCGGTCAGTCAAATGGTACGTCACTTAGCATCAACCCTAACCCAGTGTACCCCGAGGAAAAAACATGAGCGGAATAAACATACCATCCTATTTACTAGGCGCAATTATATTTCTTATTGGTCAGACCGCCACTGCTATCTGGTGGGCATCTGGTATATCTAATGACGTTGAAGAGTTAAAGCGTGACAGAGATGACATCAGGATGATGGTCGATCATTTAGACGTATTGACCTACAGGATTGAAAGTCTTGAAGCGACAATCGACAGGGCGTTTGGAAAGGAGATGCGATGAAAGACTCAAGGCTAGCAAGGGCTGGCGTATCTGGTTACAACAAACCTAAACGTACACCAAACCACCCGAAGAAGTCCCACGTTGTGGTAGCAAAAGAAGGTAGCAAGGTTAAGACGATTCGTTTTGGTCAGCAGGGTGTAACTGGAGACAAGCAACCAACCAAAAGGCAAGCGTCTTTTAAAGCGCGTCATGCTAAGAACATAGCCAAAGGCAAAATGTCTGCGGCTTACTGGGCAAACAAGGTGAAGTGGTGAAAGGCGTTAAACATTATTTCCGTGATGGAACGGAACACAAGGGCGGCACTCACAAGGATGCTAAAGGCAAACTGATGTCTGGTGCTAGACATACCAAGAACAGTAAGTACCTGTACCATAAGAACGAGTTGTCAAAGACTGCACAGAAGAAAGCAAAAACTAATTACATCGGGCCAATCAAAGGGAGGAAACTGTAATGTACGGAAAGATGAAGAAACCCATGAAGAAGAAACCTATGAAGAAAGGTAAGAAAAAATACTAATGCCACGCAAAGGTTTATACGCAAACATCCATGCCAAACGTAAACGAATCAAGGCTGGATCAGGAGAGAAAATGCGGAAGCCCGGAAGCAAAGGAGCGCCAACAGCAAAGGCATTTAAACAATCAGCCAAGACAGCGAGGAAGAAATAATGTGGGAACAAACAGTAAAGAAGTGGAACCAGTTAGGGACGAAACAAAAGATAGTGGCTATCGTGGTAGCCGTCGTACTTCTTGGCATAATCACTGCATAACATGGTTATTCTTGACCACTCTGATAAGCGGGTGCGAGACTCTGAGGGACGCGACGTACAGCGGGACGGGAGCGGCAATCGGTGCGGGAGCCGCAACTGTAATCAGCGGTGGTGTAACTGCTCCGATGGCGGGTGCGCTGGTGGGTGCCTCGACAGGGATTGTCCTTGCCGACCTGACTGAAGATGAGATTGCAGAAGGTGTAACATATATAGAAAGAAAATCTTTCTTTACAATTATTGAGGATTTGGTGGAGGTTGCAGGATGGGGTCTGATACTGTTTTTTGTGGGGCCGATAATTCTGGGATGGATTCTGCCTGGACCGTTGGAAAGAAAGAAAAAGAACTAGTCATCGTAGAATGGCGTGACATTATAGCAACTTCTGGGTGGGAGCAAGAACCAACTTGCCCCACCTTTTTTAATGTGGGTTGGCTGGTTAGACAGGACAGTGAGGTGATAGTTCTGGCAACGTGTAAAGACCCTGATGACTTTACAGGAGAGTCATCTGATCCCCCTCCTGTTTACTATGGGTTTCATGTTTTTCCTCGCGGTTGCGTTGTTTCCGTTTCTGTAGTTCAGCGTACTGGTACAGAGTAATACCCTCGTTCCTCTGAAATATCTCGCGCCATGTGCGCCACTCTCCGTCACGACACTGTATAGATTCGTGCTGATGCACCCAACAGTATCTTGCGAAGTGATACCTTCTCTGCTCGTCCCACTCCTTTTCCTGTTCTGGGCTTGGGTTTAGCAGTATAACTTCCTTCCATCTAGGACATAGTTCATTGGAAATCCTAACCTGTACTTTTTCTTCTTTGCTTTTAGCAGAAATTCTTCTCTATAAATCTCCCCTATAAATTCAACCTCTGAGAAATTATCCTCGTCTACCCTCATAAGGGCGTACTTCAATGGTTGATTTTCTTTTTTTTCTACCTCTCTCTGGGTAATCTTTAGGTCAATGTCTGGCCCTTTCCAAGTAGATGTCTTTACTTCTACGTTCCCAACATCACCAGTGTTATCATCGCCTTTAGAATATATCTCTTTGTTTACTTCTCCACCCCGCATCTTTGCGTAGGCAATTTCACCAAGCATCCCAAGAAAGTGTGGTTTATATCTTGGGTCGCCAATAAATTTGGCAAGTTTTGATTCTGCGGCGCTTGTCATTTTGGGGCCAGTGTCCCTAACACTAACGTGTTTTGCCTCATGCCTTTGTGATGCCAGGTCTAGCGCCTCTTTCAGTTCAGACTTATTTAGTTTTATTTTCATTTACCCACTCCAGTATGCACTCATCCAACTCCTCTTTAGTTTTAAAGTATCTGTTATCAACGTGCATATAAGTTAGTTTGTCATCGCTTGCCAGAAAGCACCACCCTTTAGGATGATTTGACCTTTCTACTCTGATGTTTGATCCGGGTATTCTACCGAAGTTGAACCCGCTACCTCTGCCCCACTCAATGGACATCTGGGCCTTTCAACTCTGGACTAAAGCCAATCACATTACCTCCAATGTCCTGACGTAACATACGCTTTAACGCTCTCCACATATACTCATGCCCTGCATACTCTGATTGTTGAGCGCACCCTTCAAGCAAGTCTTCCATCTCATCATTGTCAAACAGTTCGTGATTCATTCCGTCTGTCATCAGTTCTAATGCTGAGTCAAAGTGGAATATAATCATTGTGGGTATACTCATTTAATTTTTTTCATCCTTTGATACAGTGTCTTTGCGGCCATAAATGCTTGAAAATTCTCATCTATTTCTGTTGATCTGACGGCTTCAAACTTTCCCGTTTCTTTGTCGCATCTAAGTATGTAAGTCGCATCCACTGGCTTTCCGTGTATATCTTCGATGGCTTTGGCGTATGCCGCCACCTGTAGATGATATTCAGGATAAACTCTTTTGCTTGTCTTCCAATCGATAACACAATATTCTCCATTGATAACAGCACGAGCATCAACCGTTCCTGCATACTTGTATTTTCTATGAAAGATTTTCTCTTCGGATGATAACCAATCAACTACATTCTCTCCTACCCAACCCTGGAAAGCGCGAATAGCATTGACCGCCTCTTCCTGTTGCGGCATCATAGGTATCTCACCGCCATCTATCTTCCAGTTAATCGCACCCTCAACCCACTCATGGGTAAGACTGCCTATGTTCAGCGCGTCACGAGACTTGCTTCGATAGGCAGACTTCATACCCTTGAGCAGAGGCTCTAAAGCCATGCGTGATTTGTAGACACTGGTCTTTTTAGATGAGGCATCCTCGTCGTAGAAAAAGTTTTTCTCCAGCCAATCGGCTCCAACCTTCAATGCCCACGGTACAAGAGCAGGCTTTGAGATTATGTCCAGAATCTTTGTAGCATTTGGAATAACCTCATCGCCCACCTTGTACGAATGGAGTTTCTCGTCGAACAACATCTCGACTACATCCCCATCGTGGTACTCAATCTTCATTAGAATGGTACGGGTGCTGATCGACTAGAAGATTTACCAGAACCATTGCTTGCCATAGGTTCTTCGATACGCCCAGAGAACCGCAGTTTGCCAGATTCTTTTGCCCACAACGACACGCGCATCTTTACGCCATCAACCAGGGCGTAGCCCGTGATGTCAGGTCGCGCATCATTACCCTCTTTGTCATTGATAAACAAAGATACATCACCATCTTTCTCTTGATAATCGCTCATTACTATTCCTATATTAAGTTGTTGTGTAGTCTTCGGTTTGCTTGCTCTGTACGCCACACCTCGATGCGTAGTTCTAACTGCTTGAGTTCCCACCTCAGACGCTCTTCGTTTTCAATTGCAACCGCCACACCCTCGATAGTCTTGGTGACTTCTGGTTGAATTGAAACCCAATTCTCCTTGTCTGCTACGGTCTTGCCTACAGCCTTGCCGAACAGCATGGAGCGTTGAGTCTTTTTAAACTCCGTCAGTTGATACGTTTCGGCTTTAGCCTTCGCATACTGCGGAGCAATCTCTTCTATCTTGTCCAGATATTCTTCTACCATTTGATCCATCGTTTTCATATCTCAATTATACCCTGATTAAACGCTTCGTTCAATGTACGCAGGATAAAGTTTTCTTGCCAGTCCATGAACGCCGCATCTCCTGAGTGCATCTGCGTGTGGCATTGGAAACACAGCGGCATGGTTAACCAATCACTAGCCTTGTAACCCATGCCACCTGACAATGGCGCGGCTCTTCCCTTTAAATGGTGGGCTACCACCGTACCATCCCTCACCTCACAACCAATACACGGCAGGGTGGCAACCCACTCAAGATAAGCCTTACTCTGTATCCGCTTTGACATAAAAGGTCTGGTAGTCTAAATACTCCCGATCTACAAGGTCATCAAAGTCCTCGGAATCGTAAAATGACCGCTGTTTGCAAAGATCGATATGGTGTGCGCCATCAATACCTTTATTTACCATACACATGGCTCCGCGCTTGGTCTTGGCGAAATCGACATGGAAGATGTTGTCGTTTTCGTCGTAACACTCTATTCGCCACTCTGTTTCCTGCCTTATCATAGTTTTTGTCCTCTACTCTGTATCTGCTTTTACATACTCATCAATCAGTATATTAGCATAGTGAACTATCTTTGTCAAGTCTTCTATCGGAGTTCCCTTCTTGTCGTAGCGGGAAGCATATTTAATTATATTTCCCGCACAGAAATTGAGATTATTCCGCATGATGTACTCGATAGGCTCCACTTCCATCTTGTAATGATTAGGCGTTATATTCCGCATCTTTTGTTTCGTATTCATACTGAATTGCAATAGCATCTTCAACTAACTTAGTTATAGACGGCCTTAATGATTCAATA